AATCTGAATAACTATATGCCATAATTAAGCTCTATCATTTACGGGTCCAATTGTACACTGAAAACCGCCTCCTGTTTCTGTGCTTGAAGCATTAGATACTAAAGGCACTGTTATAGAATTATATTGTGTTTCTGTAGCTTGACTACCATTAGGTAAAGTTGGACCAACTGCTACAGTAGTAGCAATTGCTGTTGCTAAATAAGATCCATAAACTTTTGCTCCTGTTGCATGTGCATTAGCTATTGTGTTTGCAAAAGTTATTCCTCTAAAAGGAGCGGCAGATCCACGTTCACATCCTGTTAAAGTATGTGTAGATCTTCCTGTATATTTAATTGTTTCATTTACATATGTACCAACTAATAAAGGATTAGTAATTACACCTGAAGTTAAATCAGCTTGTGTATAAACTTTTTCTATAACAATATATCCTGAAGTTGGAAAAGCAGAACCGTCGGCTAAAACAATAGAATTAACAGAATTATTTATAGCTCCATTTAATGTTGTAGATAATTCTAAAGTAGAAACTGCAACACCACCTACAGGATTTTTAACAGCTTGAAATCTCACATAAGATGTTCCTTCATGTATTTGATTAGAAGGATAAGATACACTTAAAGTTGGAGAACCACCTGTTGTTGTAAATGGATTGTTAGGTAAAATATCTTGTACCGGAAACTCAACTCTTGCTGGTCTTGCGTGCATTAAACCTTGTGGATCAGCTCCTACAGGATGTGGTTCTAATTGTGGTTGTTTAGGTTCAAATTCAGAAATATGCACCCATGCACCAGTCCATTCTTTTACCATTTCTCTGTACGGAAAAGCTGCTCCTGATCTGTCAGATATTGCTAATGCTCTACTACCTTTTGCAAATCTAGCCATTATTTACCTCCAGAGCCCATAGGTTTTCCAACACTACCACCCATAGCATACTCTCCAGGTTGATATCCTTTTTCTTTTAATTTTTTTTCAAGTTTAGAAAAATCTTTTAATTCTAAACCTTCAACATAAAGATCTAAAAGTTCTGCATCTCCTGTGCTTTCAATAAAATCTTTAAAACTTCCGTAATCAGCCATTATACATTTGGATAGTATGTTTTCGGAGTAATGTATGTGCTAGCTGGAGAACCATCTTCTGATAATGCTCTTGCTAACTCATCCTCGTACAACAACTTCATCTCCTGTGTTCGTTGTGGTGCAAACTTCATAGATAAATAATATGACAGTCCTGAAACCATGCATGGTACAAATCTAAAAGGTGCATCACTTGCGTTAGTGTATGATCCTGCATCTTGAATTCTTTTTACGTAATAAACATTTAAAAAATTTGATGCAGCGGTTGCGTTAGGCATAGGATAAATAGTAATTGTAACTTTATCTATAAATCTTTGTACCCAAAATTGTGAAGGAGTTCCAAGTGATGCTTTGTTTGCTGTTGCAGAATAAGCATCTCTTGCAACTTTAGTTAAACCAATATCTGATTGAGATGTGGTATTATAATTTTGTCTATAAGTAACATTTAAAATATCTGAAATACCATAAACGTTTGCTGTTGGAACTGTTGTAGCTTGAGGTGGTTCTCCTCC